GCAGCAATACAGAATGGGCGACGACGACGCGGCTCTGGAGGGGCTGAAAGCATTCACGGCCAAGCAGCTTGGAGTTCCCGCCGGTCAGCTTGCGAAGCAGCCGGGGTACAGTCTGAAGGGTAACTACACTCGCGAAGCTGGCTGGCGCAGGCACGCACGTATTGGTTGGACTGCCTCGAAACTACAGAGCTTTATGGGGAAGAACGCGACTGTCGCGCACACTGTCAAGGGCGGCGCGGGCAACCTGCTTAGCTTCTTCCAAATGGCGATGAAGAACGGTGCGCTCCTGTCGAACAATCAGAAACCTTTCTATGGGGTCAGCATCAACGGGTACTCGACGAGTTCGGACTTCAACGAGGGCGGTACGCAGGGTCTCTTCTGTGTCTTCCGGAAGTTCGGATCGGCCGGGTCGAACGTGCTGTACTTTGACATTGCCCTCTGCCTCCGGACGGATGTCTACGTCGTTGGCTCCGGTGACGCCTTTGGCAACGTCCACACCGAGCGGTACACCACACCGGAGCAGTGGAAGGGTCACGTTGGGACGGGGGATATTGGGGCAAGCTCTCACTATCAGATCAACGCTCGTCACGACATCGACCTCCAGACCTATCTCCTCGCGGCTGTGTGCTCGTCGGCCGGTGACCGCGATCAAATCCGGAAGATGTGCAAGGATATGGGCTGGACGAAGTTCGCGCGCGGGCGCAGTATCGAGCAGGTCATCGTTACAGGCGCGGAGGCGAAGTTCTAATGTCACTGATGGACGCCATCATGCAGGGCATGGAGTTCCGGTGCGCCTACTACGGAACGCCGCAACCCATTGACCTCGTGGCGCGCGCGCCGGGCGAGACGCTTATCGCCTTCGCAGGGTGGTGGAAAGCACAATGGGACATCGGCAATGGTCTTGAGATCGTCAAGGGGAACCTCGTCGAGGCCGAGCAGGGCATCCGCTGGAAGTTCGACGAAGGTCCCGATGACACCCTCATCGCGTCGCCGAGTGATGGTGACATGCAGGCGCGGATCGACCGAACGCGCACGCTGCAGGACATCGAGCGGCCGATTTACCTCAACGCGCTCGCGATTCTCAAAGAACAGAACCCGGACTTCGATTTCGACCCGTGGATCGAGACCTACCTAGAGCGGCCTCTATACGACCCTGTGGCGGCATATCGAAAAAAGCACTTAGGACTACGAAAAACCTCTGGACTTTTGCTTCTCAACAGGGATAATGTGGGCGTCGATGTTCTTCTCGTGGATGAGCACGGCAACGCTGCAGTTGCAGCAGCGTCGGAGTGGCTGACCGTGTTCGCCAACAGGTGGACCGAAATGGAAGACAGGCCCGATCCTCAGAGCTTCGTCGAGTGGGTCGCGACGCAGCGTCCCTACGGTCCTCATGGTCTTAGCGAACCCTTTGTGTTGGAAGCGGAAGGTCACTTGGAGGACCTCGCCGCGAGAAGACTGAGTGAGTGATGGTCGTCTAGCTGGCGGCCACTTGGAAAGGAGCATTCAGTTATGCCAAGGCGTCAGGCAGCAGCGGTGGATGTGTACGATTTCGGTGCCCCGGCTGCGGTGGCAACGGTCCTCGACTTCAAGGTCTTGCAGGGCGGCAAGCTCGACCTTTGCTTCGAGAACCTCGAAGCGCCGGACCTCACGGTCTCGGTCGAGGTCTCCGAGGACGGGACCACCTACGCAGCGACCACGGTGGCGGACAACCTCGCGGTTGTCACCGACGAGGTCGTGGCGGGCGGCTGCAACAAGGACTTCACGGTCCTTGCGAGGCAGGACTTGGACAACTACGTCCGCGTCCGCGCCTTGGGCGGCACGCGTGCCAACATGCAGGTGCGCCCCGACGGCGTCCTCCAGATCAGGCAGATATAAGCAACCCATCGGGGGGGTCGGAAACGGCCCCCTCGGATTAACGATTCGTTAATCGGGTTGTGGCTCTGCCAGTCTGAGCCGCTGCCGGTCCACAGGAAGAGGAGGTCGCCATCATGGGCGAGGTGAGGGAAAGCCTGCCCCGCGTGTACCAGTTCGATATCGGACTGGACCCGACTCAGCCGTCGGGGTCCGAGGACCTCGTTGGGGTCGTGAAGCGGAACGATCAGGTTTCGGCGACAGGCTACGGCCTTGCTCCTCTCTTTGGGCTCGTCGAGAATCACGGGCCAGTTGATCTCGTCTTCGAGGTCGAGGACTCCGACGACAACGGGCAGGTCGATCCGTACGCCGTCGAGAACATGCGTATCGGTGGCGCGTCAGTTGCCAACGTCACGGTGCCCCCCGGAGGCAAGGTCGTCTTCATTCTTGAGGGCGTCACGAAGCGGTGGCTCCGCTTCAACGCCACCCCGGCGCTGACAGCCGGTGGCCGCCTCACCGTCGCCTACTGGTTCGGCGATCTTGAGACAAGGCTCGCGGTGGGAACGCCGTAACGAGGAGATCGCGGTCATGGGCGACGTAAGAGAAAGCCTCCCACGGTCGATCCAGTTTGACATCGGGAGCGATTCGCTCAGACCGGTGGGGTCCGAGGATATCGTTGGCATCGTGAAACGGAGCGATCAGGTTGGCGACGTGGCCTACGGGATCGCGCCCATTTCTGGTCTGGTCGAGAACCACGGGGCTGCGGCGCTTACGTTCGCGTTGGAGGAGTCGCAGACCAACGGACTGGTGGACGGGCCGCCCGGAGAGCTACATGTGAAGGGTGCCGTAGTGGCCGCCACGACCGGGGCGCAGGTACTCGCCACGGACTTCGAGAACGGGGACACCATCGACGGCGTGTTGCTCGCCACAGGTGACCGTGTTCTTGTGAAGGATCAGGCGTCAGGCGTAGAGAACGGCATCTATGTGGTCAAGGCCGTGGGTGCTCCTGACCGTGCCGCTGACATGGCCGCCACCTCAGACGCGGCCTTGGCGTACTGCTTTGTCGCCGGGGGTACCGCCAACGAGGGCACTGGTTGGGTGTGCACGACCGCCTCCCCGGCTGTGGTCGGGACTGACGCCCTCACCTTCACGCAGTACGCGGGGGACCCCTACGTTCCCCGCAACATTCGCGTGGGCGGTGCGAGCGTGGCGAACGTCGCGGTCGAGCCGGGTGGCAAGGTCTCCTTCTCCATTGAGGGGACAACGGAGGAGTACCTCCGCTTCAACGCCACGCCGACGGTGTCGGCCAAGGGTCGCCTCACGCTTTCCTACTGGTACGGCGAGCTTGAGAGACGGCTCACGTTGGGGACGCCATAATGGTGCAGGAAGCCATGACACCGGGCGTGCTGAACGCGCTCAACAAGAACCGGAACCGTTCGGTGTGCCCCGGCTGTGGCTTTCCTCTCCCCGTTTATCCCGGTCGCTATCCCTCGACGTGTCCGCAGTGCGGTGCGTCTAGGGATGTGGCAGCAGCAGCCGGAGAGCAGGAGCCGGAAGAGGACAGCGAGGAATGAGATGGCTCGTTCCGGATCGAAGGTGAGTCTCGATGACGAAACGCTCTACCAACTCACCAAAACCGGGATGGGCGATCTCGTCGAGCAGATCGAAGGGAAGTTCTCAGGCGTGAAGCTGAGATGCCGAGCGACGAAGTGCAAGTTCAACGAGGATGGGAAGTGCGGACTCCCGGCCGAGCGCATACAGATGAATAGCTCGTGGGAGTGCGACAACTTCGCGAGGGAGTAACGGTGGCGAAGACGGATGGAAAGCTGAGGTCCTCGCGGTCGTCGAGACCGAAGGCACCGCTTCCAGAGTCGCTGCCCGGCGACTTCTTCCTCATGGAGTACGACCGATCCCGTGGGCGCTACATCCTCCACCTTGATAACGACGACGAGGAGAGCTTCGATCTCGGCTCGGACGTACAGCAGATGATGCAGCAGTTCGAGCGTTGGGGCCGGTACTCGATAGGGTGCGAGGCCATCGACCGCGCGCGGGAGTTCGGACTTGCTCAGGCGATCCCCGGCGAGACGACGCGGGATGACAGGGTAATCGCCCTGCACGACCGGCCCGGCAAAGGCCGTGAGTTGAAGTTCAGGGACGGCAAGGAGAAGAGACATGGGGACCTCCCAAGGCTCACTAGAGCTTCTATGTGAGGGCGCTCTCGGCGCTTTCATGCCCGAGGTGGCCTACGTCCGTCAGGACGATAAGGTCCTCTTCCTCCTCGGGGAGCAGGCTCTAACGGAGTCTCTGGATGACGGTGCCAACATCGTCGAGTCGATGGATGACCTCGAACTCGAAGAGCGCGAGATCGGCGGCAAGAAGGTCAAGTACCCGAAGAACTCGCAGTGGTTCGTCGAGGGTCCCTTCCAGCGTTCCGACGTGAAGAACGCCAACAACCGCATCTACGCCCGCAAGATATGGGAACGCCTCGTCGGCGACGCCAAGAGCGCCACGATGAAGATGGTCACGGACCGCGCGATGATCGGGCACCTTGAGCATCCGAAGGACGGCCGGACCGACGGCAAGGAGGGCGCACTCGTCACGACCAGCCTCAAGCTCAAGGAAGACGGCGTGGTGTGGGGGAAGGCCGAACTTCTGGACACGCCGAACGGCCTCATCTTGCAGGAGTACACGCGGAAGAAGATCAAATGGGGTGTCTCCTCTCGCGGCAACGGCACCGTGAAGGATGACGGCCACGTGAACGAGAACGACTACACGCTCGAAGCGTTTGACGGTGTGATGCGCCCCTCGACGCCGGGTGCGCATCCCAAGCCCGTCACGAGCAGCGAATCGGAGGAGCCCACGGGCGCGGCTCCTCCTGTTGTGGAGGATGACATCAACCCCGAGCAGGGTGCGGGGACCCCTTCCGAGGAGGAGGAACTCACGGAGGACGCGCAGGCGACGGTGGATCGCGTGACTTCTCTCGTGGAGACCGACCTCGAAGACCTCGACGAAGGTGCGTCTGCCAAGCTGACTGGCGAGATTCTGGCGAATTTGGGGACCTTGATCGACCTCGCAAAGGAGGGCAAGCTCAAGGCTGAGCGCGCCTACACCATGCAGGGTTGGTTGACGGATCGCCTGAAGGCGCTGCAGGAGTCGCAGGGTGTCAGTGCGGAGACCATCATCGAACGGGCCATCGAGGGCGTCGACACGGAGGAGGACGAGGAGAAAGCCGCCGCCTTCCGCAAGGTCGTGGAGTCCTTCCAGTCGCAGATTTCGAGCCTCACAGAGGACCTCGAAACTGCGACGTCCGAGGTCGAGACGCTGGAGGGCAAGCTGGCCGACGCCGAGATCGCTGTCAGCCTCATCACCACTGAGCGTGATGAGCTACTGCAGACGGTCGAGACGAAGGACCGGCAGCTTGCCGTCGCTCTGGCCTCGATCAGTTCGGAGTCCGAGGAGGAGGTAAAGGACCCTGTTGAGGCGGCAGTGGCAGAGGCGATCCTGAAGAAGCCCGGTCTCTCCGAGTTCCGCGACGTGCTCATGCGCGCCGAGGACGATGAGGAGGTCGAGCGGCTCGTCGAGAGTCTGCTACCCGCCATCCCAACCTCCGAGCCAATCGTCGAAGACGATCCGCCCGGAGTTTCACCGAAGTCTCGCCGAGCGCTCCCGCGTGGAGATGTAATCTCCGAGGTGAAGGGCGGAAAGCCCAAGCCTGCAGTGAGCGAGAGCAGGGGGGCGAGAGTTGCGGGTAAAGCGTTGTCAAACATGAAGGGTGGGGAATAACTCCCCCCCAAGAAAGGAACAGTAAAGTGCCGGGACACATACTCAGCGAACAGGGCCTCTACGAGGGCCTGATCGAGGCAGGTCTCCGCCTCGCAGCCATCCCCGAGTCCGAGGGCGGCTGGAAGGAGTATTTCGAGGAGTCCGACGGAGCGGACCTTCGGATACAGGACGACATTCTCCGCGCGCAGACTGCCCTGATGCTGGAGAACGCCAAGCGCTGGCTCGCACAGAAGTGCAAGGCGCGTCGCAACAGCGAGGGCAGGCTGGTGATCGACGAGGTGACCCGCTCCGCGCTGGTCGGCGGCTGGTCGGACTACCTCTTCCCGATCATCAGGGCGTCATTCCCCACCAACCCGATCAACGATCTGGTGTCGGTCCAGCCCACCAACCGCCGCACCGCGACGGTGGTGTACTGGAACTGGATCGTTGCCACACAGAAGGGCTCGTACTATCCGGGCCAGAGGCTTCAGGACGCGAACAAGGGTCGCGTCGACGCCGGATACCACTTCTCCGACGAGTGGATCATGGGCGAGGTCGTCGGGGTCGGCACGGGCGCGTCGGCCGTCATCGCCGGGACGCTTGCGTTCCACGATGGTGGCGGGGTCCGTCCGGGCACTGTCGCTGTCACCGCCGTGGTCGGTGCCACGCCGGAGACGGTGTACGACGACGGGAACGGCGGGTTCACGGGTGGTGTCACCGGCACCATCAACTACGTGACCGGCGCGTTCAGCATCACGTTCAGCGGCAACGTCGACGTCAGCACCAACGTGGTCGCCAACTACAAGTGGGACTCCGAGGGCGGCAACCTCCCCGAGGTCGACGTCCAGATAGTCTCCAGCACCGTCGAGACGCAGCGGCGCGGGCTGAAGGTCAACTACTCGATGGAGGCCATGCAGGACATCATGGCCGAGTTCGGCGTCTCGCTTGAGGGCAACCTCGTCAGCGGCGCGGCCGAGCAGATCAACTTCGAGATAGCCCGTCAGCTTATCGCCGAGATGTGGGCCGTGGCTCCGGTCAACAGCACGTTCCCCACGACTCTCGCCGGTACGCCGGGTTACAACCAGCAGGACCACTTCAAGGACCTGTCCTACAACCTCAACGCGGCAAGCAACTCGATATGGGCGGCCACGCAGAAGGGGTACGGCAACTGGCTCGTCATCGACGAGTTGGCCTCCAACGTCGTCGAGTCACTCCCGGCGGGCATGTTCGTCGGCGCACCGCGTCCGGCCAACGTGCAGGGGCTCCACTTCGTCGGCACGCTGCTCAACAAGTACCGGGTCTACAAGGACATCCACCTCACGGGGCTTCCGGGCTCCAGCGCCAACGGCAACATGCTGATGGGGTACAAGGGGCGGCAGTTCTACGAGGCCGGGCTGGTGTGGGCTCCGTACCAGTTGCTTTACACCACGGAGTCGCTGCAGACGGCGGACTTCCTGACGCAGAAGGGAATGGCGTCAAGGTACGCGACCAAGATGGTCAACAACGAGATGTACGTCCGCGTCAACCTCGGCCCGTAACCGAGCCGTTGATCGTTGCGAGGGAGGGGGGCTGGTGCTCCCCTCCCTCCAACGCTTAGGTCCCGAACGGGAGGAACGGTAAGATGGCAAAGAAGACGGGCGCGAAGCCCAAGTTCGTGAACATGCAGAAGAGCCCGACGATGGTCCACGGCGAGGACGGCCGCACGGTACGCGTCCACCCGTTCGACCGTCGCAACGAGGCGCAGGACGGTGCGGTCTACGTTGTCGAGGGCGAGCACTTCGAGCAGTTCGTCAGCCCGCAGGGTCCCCTCTATCCCTTTCCCGTCAAAGCCCTCAAGGCTGCGGAGGATAAGGCAAAGGCTCTCGCGGAGCAGAACGCTGCGGCTGCTGCTGAGGCTGCTGGCGTGGCTCCTGACGCTGCCGCGAAGGGTGGCAAGGGCAAGAAGGCGAAGAAGGGCAAGAAGGCAAAGCCCAAGCCCAAGTCCTGACGGGCGGTCGCTCTACTATGTAAGGCGTTCCCGTCAATGACGGGGGGTGACCGTGCCGAATGAGATGACCGTCGCCTTGGTGCGTGAGGAGATCGAGACACGTCTTGGCATTTCGGGCGTGGCCGTCGAACTCTGCGACCGGGACTTCGCAAGCGTCCTCACGGAGGCCGTCCGGCAGATCAACCGGAACGTGCCTCCGCGCGGTCGTGACACGTTGCCTGTCACCACGGCCGTGAAGAAGTACCGCGTCGACGACAGGGTGCTACCCAAGAAGATCATCGGCGTCGTCAACGTGGAGTTCGTGGACCCGGCGCTTGTCTCACAGAGCATTGATCCCTTCGATCCTTGGTGGACCCTCGGCGGTGGCATCAGCATCGGTGGGGGCACGATAGCCGAGTACCAGCAACGGCTCCAGTACATGGAGCAGGCGCGCGAGGTGACCGGGAGCGACGCGTCGTACCAGCAATCTTGGGAGGGCGCGGAGCTTTACCTGTACGTCGATATCCGCCGGGCGCTCCAGTGCTCCTACGAGTACACGTGGAGGATCACGCCGGACGATGATGCGGACACAGGTATTCCCCTTCTTCCGGATACGATGATCGACTGGCTCCTCGATTACGCGACCGCGCGCGCGAAGGTGATACTGGTCCGGATCAGGAACAAGTTCACGGGTGTGCCGATGCCGGACGGATCGGTGAGCGAGACTGACGCGAACACGATCCTTGAGGAGGGCCGGACGGATATCAAGGAGCTACTAGACCTGCTGAAGAAGCGGAGGCGTCCACTTCCGCCGGTCTTCGGATAATGATTAACGAATCGTTAATAGGGATGTGGGATGGCGAAGATCAGATACAAAAAGTCGCACATCCCTCCGTTCAAGAAGATCGCGGCCAAGGTCTCTGAAGCTGCGACTGCGGTCCTCGACGAGGAGGTTGCGAAGTTCTCCGAAGACGAGAAGGACCTATTCGTCGTCGAGATAGAGACGCAGGACGTTACGTCCTTCAAGACTGTCCCCCTCAACCCCGATTACAAGCAGTGGAAGATTCTTCACGGGCTCGACGAGCGTGTGATGATCGCCACCGGCTGGTACGTCTCGCAGATCAAGGTGCAACACAAGAGCACCGGTAAGTACGGGACCCTCTACTACGTCGGGTTCGACAATCGTGCACTGGCGCGGGACGCAGACGGAAACACCGTGCCGTTCACGCTTGTGAGCCTCGCGTGGGTACACGAGAAGGGATCGGCCAAGGCGCACGTACCGGCCCGACCGCATTGGGGGCCGCACCTCATGAAGATGAAGCGGCGGGCCGTGGGGCTCCGTCTGAGACTCCGGCAGAAGATCGTCAAGCGCTGGAAGCAAGCGCTTCCAAAGTTTTAGGAGCGAGTGATGGCAAAGAACGTGGTACTGCTGGTCATGGCCCGCGAGGACCTACCGGCCAACCCGGAGACCGGGAGGCCCAACAGGTGGGGCGAGGTCGTCGGACAGTTCCCCGTGGATCACAACTTCGGTCGGTTCGAGCAGCCCTCGGCCGGGAAGTTCGTCCACGTGCGGGTCGATGACTTGGACGACGACGCCGACCTCATGGAGCTTTATGACACGGGCGAGCAGACGCTCGGGCAGCCGGACCCCGAGACGGGCATCCCGACGGTTATAAAGGTCTATGCGAAGCGCTGGTTCGTCCCGGCTGAGATCATCGACGAGATCAGGGCCGCCAACGGCGCGCGGCGTACGCTCACTCTCGAAGAGTTCGAGGATAGGGAGCCCGCTGAGTAATGCCCGCGCAGGTAAAACACCTCATCATGCCGTCGGGTGGTGACTACACCTCTGCCTCCGCGTGGGAAGCCGGAGAGCAGAGGGACCTCGTGGCCGCCGACGAGATCGCCCTCGGTGAGATCACCGGGGACTGGTCCGGCGGCGCGGATACCACTTACCTCCTCATCGACAACGTAAACTGGACCACGGACGCGACGCATTACATCTCCCTTTACACGGCGGAAGATGCTCGTCACCCCGGCCGGTGGGACACGAACAAGTACGTCCTCTCCGTCTCTTCGCAGTGGAACGGTGTCGTGCGGGTGGATGCTAACTACGTTCGGATCGACGGTCTTCAGATAGAGAACGTTTGGACGGACGCGACCACGGGAAACGTGGTTGGGATCAATCAGAACGGGCACGGTGACGAGCACACGAACAACATCATCAGATGGGGCGGGGGCGGGACCCCTGACTCTGCCAGTGACGCCGGGATTCAGTACGACGGTGCGGCGGCCGGGACACACAAGGCGCGGAACAATATCATCTACGACTGGTACATGGGAATGTACTTCGATTACGGGGCGGCGGGCACGACCTTCGTCCTGTATGACAACACGATCAACGATAACGTGAGCACCGGCATCTGGATTCAGGACTCCGTGGGCGACGTTACGCTCTACATGAAGAACAACATCTGCAACGGGAATGGCGCGGCGGATTACAACGAGACCACCTTCACGACTTACGTCCACTCGAAGAACATCTCCGAGGACGCGACCTCTCCGGACGCTTCGTACCAGAGCATGGCTGTGGTCTTCGTTGATGAGGCCAACGATGACTTCCACGTGGACGTGAGCGATACCTACGCACGCGGAGCCGGAGACGATCTCTCTGCTGACGCACAGATGGCCTTCAACGATGACATCGACGGCTTCATGCGGGAGGTGGCTTGGGACATTGGGGCTGACCAGTTCCGAGCCGTCGAGGTCAAGCGGAGCATTTTGGAATCGGGAGGCGATTACTCGTCACTCTCCGGGTTCGCAGCCGGGGAGGAACGGGACCTCGGGCACCTTGGCGAGATCGCTGTCGGAGAGATCGACGAGGGCTGGACCTCGGCGGACACGGGGTACACGGACTTCGCTCCCACGAATTGGGTCACAACGCGGGGAAACTACATCTCGGTATTCACCACCAAGGCCGCGCGGCATCCCGGCCGGTGGGATACGAGCAAGTACCGGCTGGTGACGACCAACGTGTGGTACGGGGCGATCAGGTGCCGCGTGCCATTCGTCAGGATCGACGGGCTGCAGGTCTCGCGCGAGAGCGACGTGGACGTGGGAGACGGGACTGGAATCCGGTTCGACGGCAGTGGGGACTATCACGTCACCAACAACATCGTACGATTCAATGGGACGGGGACGCTGGCCGGTGGGGATATCGGCCTCAACTTCGATACGGTCACGGGCGGCAACTTCAACGCGTACGTCCGGAACAACATCGTTTACGACTTCTACTACGGCTTCTTGATTGATTGGGCTGCTGGCGGAAACAAGATCGTCCTATACAACAACACCTTCCATAACAACGTCGGCCGTGCGGTACAGATTGTCGGGGCCGTCGGTGATATCGCGCTCTATATGAAGGACAACATCGCTCAGGGCTCCGGCCTTGCCGACTACAATATCACGTCCTTCACGACCCTCGTGACCTCGAAGAACATCTCCGAGGACACGACCTCGCCCGACGGCGCGAGCTATCAGAGCAAGGTCGTCACGTTCGTGGACGAGGCCGGGGATGACTTCCACGTCGCCGCCGCTGACACGTCCGGTGCTCTCAAGGGCGGGGACAACCTGTCCGCCGATGCACAGATGGCCTTCACGGATGACGTTGATGGTCACGCGCGGAGTTCAGGTCCGTGGACCATCGGGGCGGATGAATACAGGTCCGTCGAGGTGATCCGCACGATCAGCGAGACGGGTGGGGACTACACGTCCACCGCTGCGTTCGAGGCGGCTGAGCAACGGGACCTTGTGAACCTCGGGGAGGCGGCCGTTGCCAAGATCGACGGAGCATGGGCCGCCGCTGACACCGGTTCGGCGTACTTCGATTCTGCGGATTGGGTGACGGCCGAGGGCAACGGGATCAAGGTTTACACGACGGCGGTGGCGCGGCACAAGGGCCGTCCCGGCACCACTACCTACCGGATCAACCCGGCGGCCGTCGGGGGCATCGGCATCCGGACTGGCGTTCCGTGGACTGAAATATACGGCATCGAGATTCTCGATTGGGGCGGCTCGGGGTACTCGGCTCCGGCAATTCAGGTCGACAACGGCGTTTGCAACTGTCGGATCGGATACAACCTCATTCACGACGAGGTCAGTGGCAACGGCGGCGCTGGAATCGCATTCGGGAGCGTGGGTTCTTTTGGAATGCGCGTATTCAACAACATCATCTACGGCTGTCGGGACGGGATCAGTGGAGACTCTTGGAGTACGTCGCTCTATCAGTACGTGTACGCCAACACCATTTGGGACATGGCGCAGTACGGGATCGTCTCCAACAATGGGTACACGGTCGCGAAGGACAACCTCGTGCAGTCGTGCGGCACGGCCTGTTACAACTCCAGCTTCGCGGCGGCTTCGACCAACAACCTCGCGGATGACACGACGGCTCCGGGCTCCAACCCGATCAACAACGCCACGGTTTCCTTCATAGACACGGATACCTACCCAACCCGAAACTATATTGATCTTCGGATTCATGGCGAGAGCGTCAACGCTAGAAGCGCAGGCGCGGACCTGACATCTGACGCGGACCTTGCGGTAACAGATGATATCAACGGGAAGCCGCGCGATCCTCTGCACTTCGACGTTGGGGCCAGTCAGTTCGTCGCTGTCGCGCGCGAGCGTATCATTGCGGACAGTGGTGGCGATTACACGACGCAGGCGGCTTTCGAGGCTGGCGAAGAGGCTGACCTCGTGGCAGAGGGCGTCGCTCTCGTCGGGAAGATCAGTGGGTCCTTCGCGGCAGCCGAGGCGGCGACGGTCACGTACGGCGGGTCTGCGTGGTACACCTGCCGTGGGAACGGGATCAAGGTCTACACGCTTGATGACGGAGCCCGGCACCCCGGCCGGTGGAGCGATACCGCATACAGGATCGTTGTCACAACGGGCGATGGAATTCTAATTCAGAGTCCGGTCCGGCACGTCTGGATCGACGGTCAGCAGATATTCGTCAACCATTCCTCGACCCCTTACAACGGGGTCCACAACCAGATCAATGACACGTCCGATCAGCCGGATGGTCTGGTCGAAGTCTCGAACAACATCATCAAGGGCGACGGCACGGCGGGCGGCAAGGTCGGTGGCTATCACGCCGAATGGGCTTACGGCTCGAACGTCGAGCACCGTGTCTGGAAGAACATCATCTACGACTTTGGCAACGGAGCCGGGTACAAAGAGTCCGCGATCATCTGTCGCACCGGAGTCTTCTGGCTGTACCGGAACACGATGGACCACTGTCGGTACGGCATCTATGACGACGGCGCTGGCGCGGACATCACGGCGAAGGCCAACATCGTGCTGGTCTACGGCACCACGCCCGTCTGCTATCAGGGCACCTTCAATGCGAACTCCACCAACAACCTCGCGAGCGACGCCACGGCTCCGGGCTCGAACCCGATCAACAACGCCACGCCGGTCTTCGTGGATCAGGCCAACGATGACTATCACCTCGACGTGACGGACACGGACGCTCTCGGGGCCGGGCTGGACCTCTCGGCTGACGCGGAGATTCCGATCACCGATGACATCGACGGCCACGACCTCAAGATCACGCCGGACGTGGGCGCTGACGAGTACCGGGCGCTGGAGATCGTCAGGACCATCGCCGAGTCGGCCGGAGCAGGGGACTACACAACTCTTGCCGGGGCTGAGGCTGGCGAGGAGCGGGACCTCGTGCACGCGGGCGAGGTGTGCGTGCTCAAGCCGACTGGATCGTGGGCGGCTGCCGAGACCGCAGGCGTGGTCTTTGCCGGGTCGTGGTACACCTCGACCGGCAACCGGCTCAGGATCGTGACTGACAAGGGCGACGCCGCTCGGCCGGATGGGGTCGGTTGGGACACGGGGGCATATCGGGCTGAGATAGCTACCTTTGGCGGAACGTCGTTGACAGTCTCGGTCGACCACGTTGACATCGACGGGATTCAGGTCGGCCATGCGGGATCGTGGGCGAGTCGGTATGGCCTTTACTTCACGAACGCTTCGGGGTACTTCACCGACCTCAACGTCTTCAACTCGGTATTCAGGATCACGGGGACTGATGGATCGGGCTCTTCGGCGTTCGGTGTAAACACCGACCACCTTGCAACGGCCAACTCGCTTCGGACCAAGAACTGCGTCGTGCTGGAGTCTCTCAACGACGGCTTCAACTTCGGCACGGGTCCGACGGCTGGCGCAACGGCATATGCGCTCACGGCTCGAAACTGTCTTGGTACCGGTATCTACGGATACTCGCAGCGCGTCCTTCTCAAGAACTGTCTCGCGGACAACTGCGGTGTGAACGACTTCAATCCGGGCATGGCGGCCACGGGTTCGGATTACAACGCATCGAGCGACGCCACCGCACCGGGGACGAATTCGAGAATCAACCAGACCTTTAGCTTTGCAAATGTGGGTGCTGGCGATTATCGTCTTACGACGGCGGACACCGGAGCCCGGCAACGTGGTACGGACCTCTCGGCGGACGCGAGCCTTGCGGTAACGGATGACTTCGATGGGAATACCCGCGTGCCGCCTACGGACATCGGTGCGTTTGAGCTACTGACGAAGGGCACCGGGGGAGTCGGCGGCATGTTCAATAGGGGAATGGTCTAATGATTCCGCTGAAGCAGTCGTTGGCAGGGCAGGACATCCCCGTCCGGCTCTTTGACAGCGCGGGCAACCCGGTTACGGGTGTCACGTCGCCGACGATACAGGTGAGCAAGAGCGGAAGCGCTCTCGCCGCCATATCGGACGGCACGTGGACTGAGATCGGGAGCGGCTGCTATAACATTCAGGTCGATGCGACGGACTCGAACACGGTTGGGTACCTACTCATCATCGTGACCGGAACCGGATTTGCGGACGCGCCGGTCCTCTGTTGGGTCAGGGCGAACACGGAGAAGGACATCGACGACAAGCTCGGTGCCCCGGCGGG